ACGGGCACAAACAACACCTTTATTGGCGGTCTTGCAGGTGATGCGAATACTACTGCTAGTTCTAATACAGGTGTTGGTAGTGAAGCTCTTACAACTAATACAACTGGGGCCGATAACACTGCTTTAGGTAGAAGGTCTTTAAATTTAAATACTACTGGAAGTAATAATACTGGCTTAGGTTTACAAGCACTTTATTCAAACACCACAGCATCTTACAACACAGCAGTTGGTGTAAGTGCTTTACTCTCAAACACCACAGGGTCTAATAACGTAGCCGTGGGATCTTTATCTTTAGATGCAAACACTACGGGCGATCAAAATGTTGCGCTGGGTACAAGTGCGTTAGGTGCTTTAACAGCAGGTGATAAAAATGTTGCGGTAGGTAATAGTGCGTTAGCAGCATTCAATGTTACAGATGGGTCAGAAACATATAACACTGCTGTTGGGTACGCCGCAGGTGGTTCAGTCAGCTCAGGAATCCGCAACACCCTCATTGGTGGTCTTGCTGGAGATTTTTTGTCTGATGCAGATCAAAATACAGCAGTGGGGTTTGGTGCTTTAAGTAGTGACGCTTTAGGCAGCAGATCAACAGCCGTAGGAGAATCAGCTTTAGTTTCTCAAAACTTCACTACGGCTACCGATACTCACAACACCGCTGTGGGGTACTTTTCAGGCGGTTCAGTCAGCACGGGAATTCAGAACACCCTCATCGGCTCTCTTGCGGGTGATGCGCTTACTACTGGCAACGTAAACGCTGCTTTAGGTTATGGAGCACTTTCTTCTGCTACGATAAATGGGGGGAATACTGCTATTGGCCCACAAGCCCTAATGAATTTTAACAATACAACTACCGCTTCAACTTACAACACCGCTGTTGGCTACAACGCAGGTGTGTCAGTCAGCACGGGAATTCAGAACACCTATGTAGGTAGTCTTGCAGGGGACGGCGCAACTACTGGTGCGGGTAACACTGGGATGGGGTTCTCATCTTTGTCTGGAGCCATTACAGGGAATTATAACGCTGGGTTTGGATATAATGCACTTGGTAGCGTTACTTCGTCAGATAGCAACAGCGCATTAGGTACAAACGCAGGGTATAACATAACTACTGGCGCGAACAACATTTGTATAGGTAGGGACGCAGGTCTAGCGGGAAGTCCAGCTAATATTACTACTCAATCTAATCTTATTGCTTTAGGTAACAATTCAATTACCGCCGCTTACATCGTAGTAGATTGGACGGTTACTTCCGATGCTAGGGATAAAACAGACTTTACACCATTAGATCTAGGTTTAGATTTTGTTAAGGCTTTATCGCCGTTAACCTACAGATGGGATATGCGTAGTGATTACGGAGATATAACCGCTGAAGACTACGATCTTAATGCACAGACCCCAGATGGCACTCACAAAAAAGATCAGTTGATGGTTGGTTTCAAAGCTCAAGAGGTAGAAGCCCTAGAGATTGCTGCTGGGTACAACAAAAATAACAGTACCAACCTAGTGTCTAGCTGCTCAGAGGATGGTGATAATTATGGCCTTCAGTACAGTAAGTTTGTACCAATCTTAGTCAAAGCCATTCAAGAGCAACAAACTTTAATTGAATCACTAACAGCCCGTGTAGCTGAACTAGAAGGATAAACCAATGACTAGAGAAGCAGATCAAATCGCACAAGACTACTCAGCAATGGGTGACAGTGTAGACCTAATCAACGCAATCATTGCAGGTGACCAAATGGCTGATGAGTCAGCAGAAGACCGTCAAGACTGTGTAGATCGTAACAGTGAGCATTTGCAGCTTATGGTAGCTAAAGATGATTGGGGCAGTGAAGACATGACCACAGTTAACGCTGCTATAACTGCTGCAACTAATTATGACCCTAGTGAATAAAACTGTTGACTTTAGTTAACATCTGTGATAAAATAATTTTTAAGGATTTAATATGGATTTATTAATAAATATATTTAACATTGCTACTGCTGCAATAGCTTTAGCATCAGCTATTACGGCTGTTACACCTACACCAAAAGATGATGAATTAGTAGGTAAAGCTTATAAGTATTTAGAATACTTTGCGTTAGTTATTGGTAAAGCAAAACAATAAAAGGTGAAGTTAATTATGGCTGTTAAGACTGAGATGGAAATAGCTTTAGAAGCTTTAGACAAAATAGCTCAACATGAAAAAGAATGTGGTGAACGTTGGGGTGAAGCTACCGCTGAGTTAAGACAGTTAAGAGAATTGGCTGCGTCACATGCTGCTAGATGGGAAAGACTTGCTTGGCTTGTTATCTCTTCAGTTCTTGTTGGTATTATTACTATTTTTAGTACACATTTACTAGGATAACAAATGAGTAAGAAAAGAGCTAATCGTAATACTAAGAAGACTTTAAAGGCTTTGAAGAATAAACGTAAAGATTTTTTTATTGGAAGCGTGGCTAAGGGAGGTTCAAGTAGATCTGATGATATAAGCACAAGAAAAAAACTTGATGATAAAACTTTAGCACAAAGAGCTATGGATATAACAGGGATAAGCGGAATAAAAGACGCTGCTACAGCTATGGGTCGGGGTATAGGTAAAGTAGCTGAAAATTTTAGAACAAACAATGCTAATATAGCTAGTGATAAATCTACTCCTTCTCCTAGAGGTGAAGCTAGATTTACAGGGCGTATTGGGGCTGATGGTTTACCTGAACAAACGACTACTCCAGAAAGAACTTATTCAATGGCAGGTAGACAGGCACTAGCACAGAGACAAGCCGGTATGGGCAATGTAACAACGGGGAATATAAGCATGGGCGGAAGAAAGGCAACTAATGATTATCAGGATGGGCAACAGCGTCAAGATCAGCCTCAAGGTGGGCAGGGTGCCAATACTGGTGGTAACCCTTCTGCTGCTTCTGCAAACACAACAGCAGCAGATAGAGAGGCTCAAAAAGCTAGAGAAGCGGCAGATCAAGCTCGTATAGATGCTACAGCTAAAAGAACAGAACAAATAGCTGCGGGTAATATTCCTGAAGGAACTATTCCAACAATAGATGTTGCTGAGACAGGCAAAGAAAGAGTAGGAGGTTATGATTCACAAGGAAACCCAATACTAATAGATCCTCTTCAAACAAGAGATTCTGATATTGTAAAAGTAGCAGACCGTACAGCAACTACTGCTCCTGCTCCTGTCACTGCTGATGGTATTACAACTACTGATGCTACGCTTACTACCGCAACTACTCCAGAAGAGTTTGAAGCTGCTGGGTACACTCCTGAAAAAGCTAAACAACTCGCAGATACAGAAGCTGCACAGGGTACTGTAAGTGCCGATGCACAAGCTACAGCTACAGATGCTACGCTTACTGAAAGGGCAGTAGCTGCTGAGAGAGACACGGCACAAGAGCAAGCAGCACAAGCCGATGTAGCAGATTTTGATATTACTGATGGAGCGTATGTAGATAAAGTTACAGGTAAAACTACTGATGTAGCTCCTACACGCGAAGCAGAAGCTAAACAGCGTGAGGCTATTACAGGTGTTAAAGCAGATGATGGTCAAGCTGCACAGATTGTTGACACCGTAGGTTATGAAGCTGCACAGAGACGTACAGTAAAAGGTGAAGCAGCTAAGGGTGCAGCAGCAGAAATGCTTGCAGTAGTAGGTGAACTACCACCAGATATTACAGCAGCTATTGTAGAAGATCCTGCTACGATGACAGCAGCTATAGATGATCAACCTGTAGAAGTACGTGCAGCTATTGCAGCATTACCTACAGAAGCTTTGGTATCTTCTCAAATGGAAAGCTTACTAGCGGGTATGGATGAAGGCAAGACTCCTGCATGGGCAAGACCAGCAGTTGCAGCTATTGAGGCTAACCTAGCTAAAAGGGGCCTCTCAGCCTCCACAGTAGGCCGTGACGCTCTTTTCAACGCCATCATTACTTCTGCTATGCCTATGGCTCAAAGCAACGCACAGGCCCTTCAGCAGCGTTCTGCACAGAACCTATCTAATGAGCAGCAAGCCAACTTACAGCAGTCTACGTTAGATATGCAGAGACGTATGGCTAACTTATCTAATCAACAACAAGCTGCATCTCAAACTGCTACAATGGCACAGCAGATGAATATGATGCAGAGTCAGTTTACTCAAGATGCTGTAATGACTTCTGCACAGATGCAACAGCAGACACGTACTCAGAATCTTCAAAATCAACAACAAGCTGCTGTATTGAATGCACAGCAACAGCAAGCTACTAATTCTCAGAACTTAGGTAATGAACAGCAGATAGAATTAGCTGAGTTGCAAATAGCAGACTCTACTGAGCGTGAGAACATGACTGCTCAGAATCAAGAGCGTCTAGCAGAGATGCAAGTAGCTGCTGACTTCCTTGCAAAGAATGCAGGATTTAAACAACAAATGGAACTTGCTAATCTAAGTAATGATCAGCAGATGAGACTTGCTAACCTATCTTCTTTAAATCAGAATGCTTCTGAGAACCTTAGTGCTGCACAACAGACTGAGTTAGCTAATCTTAATACTCGTATGCAGACTAATCTTACACAGGCAAAGATTGCTGAGAGTATGGGGTTAGCACAGCTTAATGTTGATCAACAAAGAGCAGTACAAAATGCTGCTATGGTTGCTAGGGTAGACTTGACTAAGTTCAATGCAGAACAACAGGTGGAGCTAACTAATAGTAAATTCATGCAGTCTATGACTATGGCAGACTTTAATGCTGAACAGCAAGCAGCGATGCAGAATGCTACAGCGTTAGCAGCTATGGATGCTCAGAATGCTGATCAACGTACTAAAGTAGCTATCTCTAATGCACAATCATTTCTTCAGATGGATATGGCTAACTTAAATGCTAGACAGCAAAGTATTGTACTAGATCAACAGATGAAGCAACAAAGACTACTTTCTGATCAAGCAGCAACTAATGCTGCTAAACAGTTTAATGCTGCGTCTGAGAATCAAACTAATCAATTTCAAGCTAATCTTGCTGCTAACATGAACCAGTTTAATGCTAGTCAGGCTAATTCTATGGCACAATTTAACGAGTCAGAAGCTAATAGGGCTGCTGCTTTAAACGCTCAAAACAAATTAGAAGCAGATAAGATAAATGCAGACATAGGTCTTAAAATAGCTACCTTTGATCAAGAGCTACAGTTTAAAGCTGATTCTTGGAATGCTGCTAACGCTCAAGCTGTAGAGCAGTCTAATGTAGAATGGCGGAGAAAGTCTAATACAATTAATACTGCTGCACAAAATGCTTCTAATCAACAAAGTGCTCAATTTGCTTTTAATATGAGTACTCAAGCACAAGCTCAGTTGTGGCAAGAACTTAGAGATCAAGCTACTTTTGATTTTCAAGGCAATCAAACTGATATGGATCGTAAAGCTAACATTATTAATGCTGCGCTAGGCAATGATAGATTTTTAACAGATTCAAGTTTAAAAACTAATAGAGATAAAATATTTAACATGTTAAGGGATATGGAATAATGGGATTTTTTAGCAAGGTTTGGAAGGGTGTAAAGAAAGGTTTTAAAAAGATTGGTAAAGGTATCAAGAAAGGGTTTAAAGCTTTTGGTAAATTCATGGGTAAGATTGGTATCTTAGGAACCATTGCTTTAACTATGCTTACAGGAGGGCTAGGTATAGGGAGTATGTTCGGTAACTTTGGAGCTACCTTAGGCAAACTTGGAGCTAGCATGGGTGGGCCTTTAGGGGGTGTTTTAAAGGGTGCATCTTGGACTATTGGTAAAGCTGCACAGTTTGGTACTGCTGTTAAAAGTGGATTTCAAACATTAACTAAAGGTGTTACTGAGTTCTTTGGGCAGACTGCTAAGTATGTAGCTAACAAAATACCCGGTGTAAACATCCAAGGAGCACCTACTAGCTTCTTAGGAGAAGGTGGTGTTTGGCAGAATACTTCTGAAGCAGTTGTTAAACAGTTTGAAACTTTTAAAGGGGACGCAATAAATTTATTTAATACTACTTCACCTACTTTAGAAGCAGGTAAGCTAGCGGCTTCAGTAAGTAAAGAGGTAGGTACTTTAGGGGAGTACAACGCTTCAACAGGGGGCTTTGAATATAATGGACAAACATTAGAAGCTGCTGCTTCTGTGACTGACCCTACAGTACCTACTTTAACGCCAGATATTCCCGGTACAGCAGTAGATGATACAGTAACTGTAGGTACTGGCGGACTTGAAGATATAAGTGCTGGAATAGCTTCAACTGAAACTCCAAGTCTTTTAAGTAGAGCCTATGATTCTGCTAAAGATAATCTTTTTGAAGGAGTAACTAAAGCACCGGGTGCAGTAGTCACCACTGCTCTTGTAAATAAAGCAATGGGTGTTGGAGAAGTTGATCCTTACTATGGCAGCACACCTGTAGCTCAGTTTGATTCCTCTTATGCTTTAGCAGGTGCAGTTGAACAAGGATTAACACAAGGCCCTGATCCTCTATGGAGTCAGCAGTTGTTTGATTATGATGCTTATGGTGGTGGTCAAGGTGGTTACAGTAATGTCTACGCTAACAGAATGCAAGGAGCTATGTCCTAATGGCTGAAACACAATATAATCCTGAAGAGATTGAAAATGTTTTCATGGAAAAGGCAGGTCAAATGGATAGACCTCTTCCCGGTGAGTCTTTAACTAATGATCCTGAGAATCCTCTACCCTTTGAAAAAGCTCCTGAGTATACAGACTTAACTACTGCTCTTGAGTATTACTTTGCAACTTTTACAGAAGAAGGTACATACGATAGAATACTTGAGTTAATAGCTAGTGGTACGCCACTTATGGATATTACTCAGATGGTTCTTTATCAAGGATTTCAAGAAGGACTATTTAATCCTGACCTAATGATGCTTCTTGCAGAACCTATCACTTACATGCTTGCAGCTTTTGCTGAACAAGAAGGTATTGAGTTTATTATTCAAGAAGATGATGAAGAAGATATAGAGGAAGAAGAGGCTCAAAGTTTACCTATGATGAAGAAAGCATTAAAGCAAGTTAAGACAGTTGACAACCCTGAAGTAATGCCTGAACAGGTACAATCTTTGTTAGCGGCTAGAGGAGAACAGTAATGGCGATTAGTACTGGTGAAGGTTACTCATTACTAGGGCAAGGCTTTGCAAAGGCTGCTCAAGGTAACTTATCTGAACAAAGAAAGATGATGAAGGAAGCACAGCGTAGGCAGCTAATGACTGCTGCTTTGACTCCTCTTGCTCAAGGTGTAGGACAGTTTGCAACTGATTTAATATCAGCACCATTTAGAGATCCAGCAAAAAGATTTATGACTACTGATTATGGTCAGAAAATTAAAAGAGCTAAAAAACTTCGCAGATCAGAACAAGCTTCATTAGCAGCAGAAGCTAAACGTGTTTCTGAGTCTGGTATGGGGATGATGGCTCTTTATACAAGAGAAGCTGGAGAAAATATTGATAGAGGTTATGCACAACAACTAGGTAAAGAAGAATACGAAAACAATAAAGAATTTTACGGAACAACCAGAGAAGAAAGGGCGTTGGCAAATGCCCAAACTCGTTACGATGCTTATCAAAAAGCATACAAAAGTTTAAGTACAACTTACACAGATGAAGAATGGAAGGATGCTATTACTAAGTATGGTTCTGAGTCACCTAATGCCGCTACTTCTTTGTGGAGAGGAGCTAAAAGAATTTTAGGAGTAGGAAGAACTAACGAAGAGTTGAGAAAAGAAGCATTTAATAATATTGTGGACACAATGGACTTAGAGGGTTTTGTAGATCCAAAAAATCCAAAATTAATTGAGTTAAGAAGACAAGTTCAGACGGGGATACGTCCTTTAAATCCACAGCAAATTGCACAACAAATTGCAGAGGATAATAAAGAAAACCCTATTTATCAAACAGGGATTAAGGCTGTAAAAGAAGCTGTTAGGGATAATAGTTTTTACAACGAACATTTTCCTACAGAGTATGCAGATGCCAGAGCAGAAAATAACGGTAGCATTAAAAAATCTCACGCTGCAATGCGTAAGTTGATAGTATCTAACGCTACCCTTGATGACTCGCGCAAGCCAGAAAATCAAAAACTATACAGTGGTAAGTATAGAGGTAATGCTTCTCTTGCTGGGGATTCTATTGCAAAATTAGAAGAAGGTTTTTACTCTACACTAACGAGTAAAACTTTTGAACGTGTAAGCACAGACGAATTGGCTGAGTATAAAGAACAAGTTGATAAACAAGTTAATTCTACTTTAGCTAATGTATATGTTGAGGCTACAAGAGCAGCAGAAGTTCAGCTTTATCAACTAAAAAAAGGAAACCCTAATAAATTTAAGATGGAGTTTGGAGATCCTAGTTTAGCTAAGATAAATAAAGAGGCTCTTATTTTAAGAAATATGGATTATTTGGTGGAAAATGCTTTAGAAGAAACTCCTCTTACAGTTGATGGTAAGTGGAATATAGATAAAGAAATTTCTGTGGGTACAGGTAGATTAATACAGGCTGGTATACCTGATGATTTTAAGCTACGCGAAGATGATGCAGAGCAGGGGAGTGCAGTAGAAGAAGGGAGTACATTGCAGCAAAATAGTGCAGGGAAGAAAAAGACTGATCCAGTAGCTTCTTCTGTTTCTAAAAAATCAACAAGCACGATGAAGGGGTTGTACGATTCTGGGTCAACTGCACAGGCATACAAGATGGGAAGGGATACAATTAGGCAAGATATAAAAAATCAAAATTTTAAAACTGCCGAAGAAGCGGTAAGGTATGGTTTAAGTATGTCTAGTCAATTAGGAAGCCAAGCAGGTATGCCTGATCTTTCAACTGTTAACGGTAGAGCTTCTGTAAAAAGTGAATTGTTTGCTAAAGATGGTGACACTCAAAAGTTTTCTGTCGGAGGTAATACTCAATCTTTATTAGGAAGGAGTGTAGATTCTACAGATGCTACATATACCTTATCAATGGAGGATGGACAAGTTAATGTTTCTACAAGTCAGCCGGGACAAATTAACAAAAGAAAACTTTCTCTAGATGAAATACCTAATGGAAATATTAAAAACCATTTAACTTATTTAAAACTTCAGTATTCTCAAAACATGGAAGCTTTAAATACATTGGGTCTTGATGATCCTTCTAGTAGAAGTTTAAGTGGATTAGGAGGAAAGGCTAGAGAACTAAAGATGATAAACAATGAAATATTAAGTGCTATTGATTTACCGGGACTAGGTGATAGAGAAGATGTAATTACCTTTTTAACTGAGCAAGCTCCTACAGCAGAGACTACTCCCACAGAAGTGAGCACTTCACTTCTTTCACCTAGCGAAGAAACTACAGAAGTACAAAACTCTAAATTAGAGGAGTCTTCTGATCCTGTTTATGTTGCTAATCAAATTAAAAATGTTCGCTCTTTTGACGCTGTTACTCCAGAAAGAGCTAAAGAAATTTTAATGGAAAGATACAAAGATAAAGCCTTTGTTGATTCTGTACTTAAAAACTTATATGAGACTTCTTAAATGGCTGAACAACAAGATTACTTTGCTAAAGTTTATGCTGAATCTTCAGATGAAGACAAACAAGCTCTAGAACAAGGAGAGTCCTCATTCCTTAGAGAGCTTCAGTATGGATTTGAAAAATCTACTTTTATGGGTGCTGATGCTGCTAGGCTTGCAGAAGCTTCTACAGGTGAAAGGACTATTCAAGAGATAGAGGCCGAAAGACTTGCTAAAATTAATGCAAAGTTTGGTGAGCTTTCTCAAGAGTCTAAAGAATCTTGGACTGCCTTTGGTGGAGAAATTATAGGTGAAGTAATTGATCCTACTTTGCTTGCTTTAGGCCCTGTTGGACTTGCCGCCAAAGGAGCTAAAATAGGGAAGCTAGGTCAAAGAGCTTATTCTACTGCTTACGGTGCAGGATTATTTGGCTCCGATGCAGCCTTAGAAATAGCAGCTAGAGGTGAAGATGTCACTGCTTCTGGTGTCGCACTAGCAACTATACTAGGAGGTGTAGGTGGTGCTTTTGTGAAACCCCTTGTGAAAGGTGGAGATGAAGTAGCTACTGGTGTTAAAACCGTACAACCTAGTAAGATTACTGAAAGTGAAGATATAGCAGTCAAAGAAATACTTGCTGAAGTAGATGGTAGTAATCCTAGTCTTATTGGCGCACTTGAAGATGTTCCTAATATGGGAGCTAAAATAGCAGAGGCTACTGCTACACGACAAAGATATAGAGAAGAGTATGTTAAGTTTAAAGGTAAACAAGCTGGTGCTTTGTCAAAAGCAGAATTAGATGATCTTAGGTTAGCAAGAGATAAAGCAAAGTTGTTTACTCAAAGTTTACCTGAACAGATGCGTAAAAACTCTGAAATTATTTCAGATAGTTTAATAGAAACTACTGACAAATTAGCAAAGAATGGAATGCTAAATGGAAGTACTATAGGCAGAGTCCTTACTCGACCATTGTTAGGAGCAGGGATAGGGTATGGAGCGGGTGTTACTAATCAACTTGTATCTGAAGAAGATACTGTGTCTCCTCTTGCTTTTATGACAGTAGGTCTTTTAGGCGGGCAGTTATCTAAGAAAATATTAAAAACAGATTACTCTACTAACGTCAAAGAAGAAGGCTTAAAGTCTTTACAGGACTTAAATAAAAACTTAGTAAAAGCACAAGTAAATGTACTGGGATCAGGAACTACTGCTGCAAGATTAAATTCTTTTGGTGGAGATGTATCTACTTTTGGTAAAACTTTACTAGCTCAACGTGGTGCAGACTTGAAAGGTGTTGCAACCGTTTCTGTAGAAGAAGCTAAAGACATTGCTATCCAAGACTTAACTAATGTATTTGATATACGAATGATGGAGTTAGGTGGATTAGGAGATGATTCTAAGGCTCTTAGAGAAGCAGCTTGGAAGTATGGTGAAAAGTTTGTAGATGAAGGTGACTTAGCTAATCAAGGCTTTAATAAGGCACAGATTGTAACTATAAAAGAAATTAGTGAGTCTTCTAAAGGTATTGTGAATACTGTTTCATCTGAAGCAGAGAGTGTTGGAATTAAATTTACAAAGTTAGAAGATTATGCTTTACCTCAGATGCACGATGCTAAAAAGATTTCCGATAATCGTGATGCAGCTATAGTAGCATATGCTGATGCTTTCACAAAACAAAATATAGCCAAAACAAAAGAAGCTATGTTGTTGAAAGATCCTAAAGCAGATGTGTCTAAAGTAAAGATAAGTGAAAAGCAATTAGAAAGTTCTAAGGCTAGGGCTATTTCTTATGTGGATGAAATTATAAATTTAGGTTACTCAGGTAAAAGGTTAAATACTTGGAAGTCTAAAAGTGAGGGAGACTTAACTGATTTCAAATTAAGACTTACTCCTCTTTCAGATCATTTTGAAAAAGACAGGATATTCACAGATTTTGAAGCTCGTAAATCAATACAGGATTTTTTAGTTCAAGATGTAGCTGAAATTATTCCAGACTATGTTAGTAAATCAATGCCTAACATTGAGTTTGCAAGAGCCTTTGGAGCAAAAGGGGATGCCATTTTCCAGCTTAAAAGAAGCATACAGCTAGAGGCACAAGCTGGGAAGAAGGCTGCGGGGAGTGACGGTAAGTTATATAAGTTAGCTGAGAAGGTTAGAGCTGAGAAAATAAAAAATATACATAACTCAGTAGATATGTATTTTGGAACATACGGTTCTCAATCTTCAAGGGCTACAAGTGAGGCTGCTACAAGCACACTGAGTCTTATGACTATGATGGGCAATATGACTATGCTTACTAAAGTAACCTTGGACAGTGTCGGTGACTTAGTTCAGCCTTTTGTTAATAGTGGCTTTAGTTCTTCTATGAGAGGTAAGGCACGAACTAATTCTAAAGAGTTAACAGATTTTGCGGAGAGTACAGGATTTGCAAAACGAGATGTGTTATCACAAGAACTACGTGCTTTGTCTCTTGATAAAAATACTGCGGGTTCTAAGGTTCAAAATTTTGCAGCAAAAACTAATGAGACGTTCTTTAAAGTTATCGGTCTTGGAAAGCTAACTTCTTATGCTAGAAGATTTGCTTACAACACAGGCATTGAAAATGCTTTTGATATAGCACAAGAGGTGACTGCTAAAGGCATGACTCAGACAGTGTTTAACAAAGCTAAAGCTTTAGGTCTTACTGATGACTATATACAAACTTTACAAAAGTTTAAGAATGTAGATGAAGCATTTGATGATAAGGACGGAAGAAGAATATTAAACATAGCAGGAATAAAGGCTTCAGATAGAGATGCTTTGATACCACAGGTAGGTAATAGACTAGGATTCTCTCAATCTAAAGACCCTTTGATACGCTCTCTTGGGCAGTTTTTATCATGGGCGCAAGCTAAAACTACACAGACAAATGCTCTTGTTCAGCGTATAGAAGATGGTGATGCTGCTTTAGCTGCAAGAGCTTTAGGTTCTTTGGTTGTTTATGATGGATTAATAACTCTCAAGCAATACTTTAACGATCCAACAGGTAAATACTTAGATGATGATGTAGACAGCTTTACAGAGAAACTAGTTACGAGGGAGCAGCTTGGTGCGTCTATTATGCAAGCGGGTGTCTCTCCTTACTATTTAAATAAAATAGTAGCTATGGCAGCAAGACCTTACGGTTCTACAGTCTTCAGCAATCTTGCTCCTTCTATAAGTTTAATAGAAGATTATGCTAAGTTAGGGACAGCTACAGTAAAGAACATTGAGCAAGGAGATGTGGAAGGTTTAGCTTTACAATACCTGCGAAGAGTTCCCGGCGGAAAAGAAGTAGAAGATATACTTGCTGCCACAGGTAATGAGTTAAAAGACAGAGGAGCTAAAGAAAAAGAAGCTCCTGCGGGGAGACTTACTACTCTAGGATTCAACAAAGGTGGTGAAGTCCTTGACGTACCTAACGCCCCTGTGGAACCTGATCAACGCATTGATAAAATGACAGGTCAGCCTTATGATCAACAGGCTGGTACAGCTTTCGTAGATCAAGAAGATCCTCTGCGTAGGTTAGGCTTCAAAGGTGGTGGTGAGGTAGACCCTCTGTCTCGCCTTGGTTTTGGTATTGGTAGTTTAGTGTCTAAAGGTTTTGCAAAGCTTACTGGTAATACTGCTGACGCAAGTGATGATGTATTTAAGAAAGAGTTTGATGATCTTACAAAAGCAATTGATAAGGGTGAGACTCCAAAGATGTTTAAAGGTGTTCTTCCCGTGCAACATGCTTCATCTGAAAAATCTTTAAAAGAATTTATAGATCCTTCAGATGTAAAAGATTCTGCTCGTTATCCTGAAAATGAGTTTGGGAATAATGCTGTTTACTTTGGAGAAAAGAATAGTCCTTTTACAAATACTGAAGGTATGTATGGGTATGAGCCTTCTCCTTTTTTATATGATGTTGAAGCTAAATTTGATAATGCTTTCGTATTAACTCCTCAGAGTATAAAAGAGCTATCATCCCTAGTTCCTGAAAAACAAAGAAGGTTTGGCGGTAGTGTTGCTGATGTTCTAAAAAGTAAAGGATATGACGGATTAATTATAAGGGGTTTTGATAACTCAAATAAAACACAAAAAATAATTGATCAGGCGGAAAAGAAAGACAAGTTTTTTTACGGGATATTTCAAGATCAAGTTGTTTCTTTTGACCCTAAGAAAAATAAAATTTTAGGTGGCCCTGAGGTAAGAAAAGGATTTTCTGGAAGGGATAGAGATATAGCTGCTAACATGACAGAGGAAGATATTTCAAAATGGCAAGAAGTCAATAAGCTTCCAGAAAGTAAGAGACAAAAGCAAAGACCTGAAATTATTCAATCTCTTCAAAAAGTTTTGTCAGGAAATAAAAGTATAGAGGAACACAATAAACTAACAGACGAAGTTTTTCCTCCTTCTTTGTACACAAAAGATAACGCACCTGAGTTTCCTACCTTAGTTGAAGTAAGAGGAGCAGTAGGAAAGAAAACTTTAACAGGTGGTAGAGGTATCATCGGGTCAGATGTTGATGTTGAGGAGGGACGTAGGGTGTCCTCTAGGTTAGACATTCCAGCTTATGATCAAAGAGGTGTGTGGGCTGTAACTTTGCATGAATTAGGGAAAGGTGGTAAAGCTTTTGCTTACGGTCAATCTGCAATACTTAAAAATGTAGATTTCACAACTGACCCAAAGGCTGCTTTGGACATTGCATTAGGACAAGCTAAGGGAACTATTGCTCGTATTGAAGGTGATTGGGTTAATCACAATCCAATAGAAACTTATCAACAGGCTCTAGACCTACTTGATAGTGATGAGTGGATTCAAGTAGGTATGAATCCTTACAAGCACTCTTACTTTTATGACAAAGCCACAATGAAGCCTGTTAAGTCTGCATCAGAAGTTATTCAGGTAGGGCCTTTAGTACTAGCAAGAAAAGACAAAGGCTTAGTGTACGCAGATGTAGAAGATTTTAATGTTGATCTTAGTCCTGAGAGTATCAAAGGGAAGAAGAAACTTAAAGATAATGATATAAACATAAAGAGTGTTTCTTTCAATAGTGGCGGTAAAGTACTTAACGTACTGAAGAGGAAGCAGTATCAGAAAGGCTCTGAAGTACGCAGCGACATGCGGAGGTCTGATGGATCTACTAAATCAGCACGGGGTTACTTAGGGCCTATTAAAAACAACGTAGATGGTGGCACCATGACTGAGTTTGCTACTAACTGGGAAGATGCTGGTATAGAAATACCAACTATGGTTCCAACTTTGTCCAAGGAAGAAATAAAATATATGCAAAACATGAAGCCGGGGCAAGGATGGAATGTTAAAGAAAATCCTATAGATAAACAAATAATAAACAAGGCCCGTGAACATGCTCGTATGCGGATAGATCAAGGGAAGAGTCCTTTCTATCAGGATGGAGAATAAGATGTATAAGTATTTCAAAGACTCAGAACTAATCTGCAAACACTGTGAAGGTGAAGGTATTGACCCAGCATTTATGCAGAAAGTAGATAAGCTGCGTGGTGACTTAGGTTTCTCCTTCCCAGTAACCTCTGCATACAGATGTAAAGACCATCCTATAGAGGCCCGTAAAGCCTCTCCCGGTGCTCATGAATCAGGCAGGGCCTTGGATATAGGTGTACGTGGTAAACAGGCTTACAAGCTAGTACAGGCTGCTCTAGAGGCAGGTTTTACAGGCATTGGTATAGCTCAGAAGGGAGGCTCTAGATTTATACACATAGATGACCTACCAGACAGTGAAGGAAGACCAAGACCACACATATGGAGTTACTAGATGAGTATAGTTGCAAGCTTAGTAGGCCCTGTCACTGGACTACTAGATAAGTTTATAGAGGACAAGGATCAGAAGAATGCTTTGGCCCATGAGATAGCTACAATTTCTGAGAAACATGCACAGGAGTTAGCTAAAGGACAACTAGAAGTAAACAAAGTAGAAGCAGCACACTCTAACATTTTTGTTTCGGGTTGGAGGCCGTTTATTGGCTGGACATGCGGACTAGGAATGTTTGGTAACTTCATTACAATTCCATTTTCTAACTTTGTATTAGCTCTTGTAGGGTATGACATTGTTATACCTCTTGTACCTTTAGAAACTATGATGCCAGTGCTTATGGGTATGCTAGGTTTAGGTGCTATGAGGTCATTTGAAAAGACTCGTCCTAAATGATTGCTGAGATAAGTGCAATTGTTGCAGGTGTTAACATGGCTACGTCTGCTATTAAGCAAGCAGCAGGTGCCGCAGATGACTTGTCTACTATAGGAGTCTTTCTAGGTAAGTTAGGAGGCGCAGAGGTAGAGCTTGCTAAGGCTCAGAATGCCGGTGGATTATCTGAAGCTGATGCTATCAAAGCTGCATTAGCTCGTAAACAAATTGCAGACACTATGCAAGAAGTTAAAGATTTATTTACAATGTCTGGTAACGGACATCTGTACCAACAGTGTATGCAAGAGATGGCGAATGCGAGAAAGGCTAAACAAGATGAGCTTGCAAGACTTGCACTACTTAAAAAGAAACGTAACAAAGAGCTACGTCAGCTAGGAATGATAGTGCTATTATGTTTAGCACTAGTACCCGCAGTAGTGGGTGGTATTATTTTTATGTTAACAAATAGGTAAAACATGGCAGCTAAAAAGAAAACTAAATCTAAAGTAAATGAGGCAGGTAATTATACTAAGCCTACTATGAGAAAAAACTTGTTTAATAAGATCAAAGCAGGGACTAAGGGTGGTAAGGCTGGTCAGTGGTCAGCACGTAAAGCTCAGATGCTTGCTAAAGAATATAAAGCTAAAGGTGGTGGGTACAAGTAATGGCACTCAAGAAATCTCAGAAGTCTTTAAAGAAGTGGACTAAGGAAAAATGGGGAACTAAGTCAGGTAAACCATCAACACAAGGAGGCAAGGCAACAGGTGAAAGGTATCTCCCGAAGAAGGCTAGAGAGGCTTTATCAGCAAAGGAGTACGCTGCTACTTCCAAAAAGAAAAGAGAAGACACAAAGAAAGGAAAGCAGCACAGTAAACAACCCAAAAAGATTGCAAAGAAAACAGCGAGGCACCGCAAATGATGGATAGAGAAGAGTATAAGAAGGGTGGTAAGACTAAGAAGAAAGACCCACGCTTAGAACGTGCGGGTGTTAGTGGGTACAACAAGCCCAAGAGAACTCCAAAGCATCCAAAGAAGTCTCATGTTGTTGTTGCTAAAGAAGGTGACAAAATTAAAACAATTAGGTTTGGTGAGCAAGGTGCTAGTACGGCAGGAAAGCCAAAGGCAGGAGAGTCAGCTAGAATGAAAGCAAAGCGTAAAAGCTTTAAAGCAAGACACGCTAAGAACATTAAGAAAGGTAAGATGAGTGCAGCTTATTGGGCTGATAGGGCCAAGTGGTAGCTCTAGTATCGCCCTCAGTATCATCCTCTAGTGTGTTGTTGAACAGCTATGTTAATACACAGACTAAGCAGGAAGTTACTAATGACAACGGTAATAAGACAGCCACTATAGATACTACTATTTATAGGACTGTCTTTTACCAATATGCTAACGGTACTGTAAGTACTCACAATGTTAGCAATAGTTCAAGGACTATTAACCTTTTAGTTTAAAGCCTGTAGCTCTCTTTCAAGTTTATCATGTAGTCCATCTAGTTTAACTTCTACTTCATCTAGTACTTTACGCACAAGAATAGCATCTTCTTCTTCAAAGAATTCAGATACTTTTCCTTTAGGAAACTTGCGGTACTCCGTCATGAGAGTACCTCTAGAGTCAAGGTATACTTTAAAACTTATAATATTGCCCTCACTCACGCGAAGCTCACCTTGTTAACATCACCACGCATACCAGCCTTCATGTATGTAGTAGCTCTACCTTCAAAGAAGTTCTGATGCTCTACACCTAGTACATCATCTAACCAGTTCAAAGGATTATCTTTGATATTGTAGTTAGGCTTTAGTCCTAGTTGCAGTAAGCGTCTGTCTGCAATATACCTAATGTACTTTTGCATCTCAGCCTTGGTCAATCCTTCAATGTTACCCTGCTCAAACACTAGGTCTAGAAATCTATCTTCTAGATCTACCATCTCTCTACAAGCTTGGTAAATCTCAGCCTTGAAGTCATCGTCCCAGATCTCTATGTTCTCTTGAATGAATTCCCTAAACAACTTGGTCATAGCTTCTACGTGTAGTGACTCATCTCTAATACTGTAAGTAATGATCTGACCCATACCCTTCATCTTACCGAACCGTGGAAAGTTCAACAGTATTATAAAACTTGAGAATAGTTGAAGACCTTCAGTAAAACCAGAGTACACAGCAAGTGCTTTAGCAATGCTTCTCTTATCGCCCTTAGCGACCTTTACAGAGTCAATGTACTCATGCTTCGCTGCCATAGCCTCGTAGTCTGCAAACGCCTTGTACTCAACCTCAGGCATTCCTACGGTGTCTAGTAGTAGGCTGTAGGCGTGTTGGTGTATGGACTCCATGTTGTTAAAGGAACCCATCATCATCCGGGCTTCAGGCTTCTTAAAGATCTTCATGTATCTATCTACATAACCAGAGCTAACATCTACATCTGATTGTGTGAACAGTCTGAAGATCTGTGTAAGAAGGTTCTTCTCTTCAGAGGTCATAGTCTGCCAATCTTTTACATCATTGTGCAGTGGTACATCTTCAGGGAACCAGTGCATTTGATTCTGCTGTGAGTAATAGTCGAACATCCAAGGATGGTCAAACGGTTTATAATAATCTCTTGTTCCTAGTAGGCTCATGCTACATCTCCCTCTTTAATAAATATACCTTCACTGTTCATGTGGCCCTTGCGATCTTTGATGTCATCGTAGGCGACCTCTAAGCACCGCTCTAAGGATGTATCAAACATGATAGCCAGTGTATTAAGTACCACCAAGCAATCGCCTATATCGTCCTCTACGCTGCGCTGCTTTGCTATGTTATCCCCTAGCTCACCTACCTCAGACACTAGCTTTGCAAACTGTGCCAACGGTGTGCTGTTGTTTATGATACCTCTAGACATACTCCAAAGGTTTATCTTGTGTATCAAATCTTCATTCATACTCTAGTCCCTGTACGTTTGCATTCAGTAGAGCTATTTTAAATAACTCTACGATGTACAAAAGCTCTTTGTTGTCCAACGCACTAGAAGCTCTAGCCGTTAGGTTATCATCTTCATCCCAACCCAACACCAGTAGATCTGCATACTGATCTTTACAAAGCTCTAGTATCTCATTGGCAGTGGCTTGAGGAGGGTTCATGTGTACTATATTACTCATTGAAATGTGTCTCCAATACTACCATCTTATCTTCATTCTCAGCTATCTGCTGTACTAGCTTGTCCATAGTTTCTAAGAATGTGTGCTCCCCTACGGCTGAGGGGTACTCCAAGTAACTTGTAAGCTCAGAAGCTGCCCAAGTTATCTGTGCTTTGTAGTGATCCTTCAAAGCTCTTATCTTATGATCTTCCATCTTTATACCTTTGGTTGTAACCTTCTTTTAATAATTCTTCATACTTACTTATATACTGTGCGTAAGTTAAAGGTGTTTGTCTACGAACTTCATCGTTCATATAGTTAGCCCACATCTGAGCACAGAAGCCTGAGTAGGTAGCTATGTCCCTATCTTGCTCTCTATAGTACTCTAAGTAAGAGGGCCAATCTACTGCTTTTTTTAGCTCATGTATATAAAACATAGCTCTATATATTGGGTGGCTATCCTTCACAGCTTAGGCACTCCCCTTCTTCAAGATTGATTCTTGGTATTTTAATGTTGACATTCTCTGTATTTCTAGCTGCTGTAGAGCGGAGGTAATACATAGATTTGAGTTTGTTAGCTCCTGCCCAATGCACACTATTAACATATTCCAAATACTCATCATGTACCTCCTGTGGTGCTGTAGCTGCTGGTGGGTTAAAGAACAAGTTAACAGACTGTGCCTGACATACATACTGCTGACGCTGATAAGCATGTTCAATGATCCAGATCTGATTCAGTTCAGGTGCAGTTTTAAATACATCTTTCTCTTCTTCAGTAAGTCCATCAAGCTCTGCCACAGATCCTTCAGCAGCCGCAATAGCCTTCCAAGTCTTCTCATTGTTCATGCCTTTAGACTCTAGTAGTTCGGTCAAGTACTTGTTCTGTACTTTAAAAGAACCTGTCAACGTTTTGTGCGTGAATACGTTAGCCCTTGTTGGCTCAATTGAAGGAGACGTTCCACCGCATATAATGCTACTAGAGGCATTAGGAGCAATAGCAAGAAGGTGAGAATTACGCAGACCACTACCAGCCATATCAGGTGCTTCGCCACGTAGCTCCCCAAGAAACGCACTTGCTTCACTGGCCTGCTCTTTGATATGTTTAAAAGCTCTGTTATTGAAGGAGGAGGCGTACATACCCTCAAAAGGAATGCTATTACGTTGTAAGTAACTATGAAACCCCATTGCTCCAAGGCCAATTGCGCGTTCTCTATACGCTGAATAAGCGGCTTTTCTAAAACCTTCTTTACCTTCTTGTACAGTAAAGTCTTCATAAGTAGCTCCGTATGGTTTTCTATTATCTGCATATCTAGTGATACGCCCACAAGCATTCTCAATAAAATGTTCAATGATGTTATCCAGCATAGTAACTAGATCAGCAATGAACATAGGGTGTTCCTTCCACTCATCAAAGTATTCTAGGTTAACACTAGATAAACAACATACTGCTGTACGCTCTTCACTGGTTGGTAGTGTGATCTCTGAGCATAGATTGCTCTGTCGTATCTCAAGACCTATTTCTTTCTGAGACTCAGGCAGTGCTTCATTACATCTATCCATGTTTACAATGTATGGTTCACCTGTCTCTGCTCTAGTGTGTAGTAGTTGCCACCACAGATCCCTAGCTGATACAGTCTTGATAGCTTGCTTAGACTTAGGGTCTATGAGTCTCCAGCTTTCATCATCTTTTACACGGTTGAGAAAGGCATCACTAATGTTAACACCGTTGTGTAGATTAAGACATTTACGATTAAGATCTCCGCCAGTTGTCTTTCGCATAGCAATGAATTCTTCAATCTCTGGATGATCAATGTCCATGTACGCTGCATAACTACCTCTTCTTGTAACGCCTTGATTAAAGGCTAGCATCTGACTGTCTACAACGTGCATGAAAGGGATGCTACCAGTAGACTGACTACCATTAGCAGTAGAAACCCCGTTACTTCTAACATCACCCCAATATCCACCCAAGCCTCCACCTCCACTCGCAAGCCATATGTTCTCATCATAATGATCAGAAAGGCCCCTACGCGAATCAGGAACATAATTGAGAAAGCAGCTAATAGGTAAACCACGACTGGTTCCCCCGTTGCTAAGTATAGGAGTGCTAAAGCCGAACCAGCCCTTGCTACTGTAGTCGTAAAGTCGCTGTGCAAGATTGAAGTCAGTATATCCTTGATACGTTGAACCATAGACTGAGGCTCTTGCGAAGGCTTCTTGTGCATGGGTTTCATCCTGCCATAAATATCTGTCTTTTAAAGTTTCTATTGAGAAGTTATTAAGATCATCTTCTCTAGAGTAATCAATCTGAATCCCTAGATAGTCTTGCTTCCCAATCTTTGATGTCGTTAATGTCATCCTTTTCCCTTAGTTGTGATTGCCTGTACCCCTTGGTACGTGCTTTGTTTTGTTTCTTATCTTTTGCTTTGTTTCTTTTATGAAACATTTCAGACCTTTCAGTCTTTCTATCCCAGTTGTCTGCCATTACTATTCAACTGTATCTGATTCTAAAATAGCTAGTAGTCTGTTCTCGTACCACTGTGCTTTACGTAGATCTTTAACAGCGTTGTCCTTACTCCTACAACGCCACCTGTACTTGAATGAGTTGCCTCTGAGGTAGCCTATGATTTCTTCTCTTGTCAGCATAGACTCCATAGCATCAATACATTCTATGTCACCCTGTGCGGCATAGTGTGCAGGGCTATTGACATCTTCATCACCCCAAGAAGTTTTGAACTTATACCCTTGGCGTGTGAACTCACCGTGTTCTTTAACAAACCTTTTGCGGGGATTAACTTCTTTAGCATAACTGTCTGTCATCTTTTCCTCTGCTAATTTATAGTCTTCTTTTAACAGATCACCCAACATTTTAGGGTCATCTTTTGTAGGGAATAGTGGGTGTTGATCTGGCCCATTACGGTGCCATTTGTTTATCCTATCCCACGCTTCCGGTGTTGCGTCATCAATACTCATTGCATCTTAACCTTTAGTTTATCATTACGTTTCTTATACTCATCAGACTCTCTAGCCTTAGCATCAATCCAGTGGTCAGGTATTGTATCTTCACTATACCATCTGAAGTCATGTGCTTCTGCCCACTCAGCGTGAGATCTTTTAGTACCATCTTTACGCCGTTTAGCTCCGGGCATAGGGGCAGCAGGGTTGGCAAAAAGAAACACCAGTTCAACATCTTTAGGTAAGATCTTCTTTACCCAGATGTATTTATTATACTCTGCGAAGTCCCAGAATCTACCCTTAGACTCAAGCAATATCTTCTTTCCGTCTACTTCCCTAACAAAGTCAGGCTCGTACTTATGTTCAATAACATAGGGTACTTTATCAACATGATGTTCCCAATCCTTTAGAATTGATTCATGTAACACAGCCTCCCAGATAGAGTCATACTTACTGCCATCTTCTTTAAGATACTTCTTAGGCCGAGGTACTCTAGCTTTACGCCAGCCATTTTTTACTTTAGTTGCGATGAGGTAGTACTCTTTCTAGTTGTTCCATGTTTATCTCCTCTACTACATGTCCAAGTTTAACAAGCTTCTTGATTGTCTTACGTACCCACTTAGGACTATAAAAGTTCAGTCTAAGTGTCCTACCTACATAGAAGTAAGAGGAGGGAGGAATGAATTCACGTACATTACTAACACTAATCTTTGATTGTTCTTCTTCAGTCACAAGAGTTTTTAACCATTGGTATAGCACTATGTCTGTCTGTCTACTGATTCTTTTACAAATCTGTGGCTTCATTTTATAAAAATCTCCTGAACATTTGGTGTGGATGTGACTCTTGTGAAGTACTTAATACCATTAGAATATTTAAAAGCTCTCAAGCCTTTGCCGTTGTTGGCATCTGACCAGCATTGATTCTTAAAGCCACAGTAGGAACAACCAGAACCGAGACGTAGGTTACCTTTCTTTCCTTCCACTACAGGTTCGTAGCATCTTTCAGGAGGAGTGTCTGACTCTAAGTTATTTTTTAGAGTCTCTATTCTAGTGTTGACATTGGGTTTTGTCAAGCCTCCGGGCCTAAATAAAGCAAGTTCTCCTGTCTCTTTGTTGATAGCAAGGAAGCCACCGTTGTCTGTACCCTCTGCTGCTTCATACCCTGCAAGCTGATACATGTAACCAAAGGGATCATCATGGTAGAGACTACCTTCTTTGAACTTTTTGAAGCCGAAGTTAGATGCAGTCTTAACGTCAACAACTTCTCCGTTTATCTTACAGTCCATGTGACCTTTGATACCATCTACTTTAACTTCTTTCTGCTCATCAGTTACCTCATGTCCTGCTAGCTTCACAAGTAGTAAGAGCAACTCTTCAAGAAGATGTCCGTACAGAAACTTAATATGGGTAGACCCTTTCAAGGGAGGTGCAGGTGTGTCGCTCTTTTGTTCGTACCATAACTGTCTAGATGGCTTGCCTATGTTGCTCATGCGTAGTCCCTTAGACTGCTTGTGCGGTTCAGTCCAATGAACAAGGGCAGACTTCATGCGTTCTCCGAAGTCATGTATAAGATCATCTGAGATGTCTATTTGTTTACCATCTGATAACACTTCAATCATCTTGTAGATGTCAGGTACTAGGTTGTCTAAGTTTTTAGAAGAGTTCAAACTGTGCTCCTTCCGTGTTAAAATGTTTATTTAAAATAGTTTCTGCTACAACAGTAGAGCAAACAAACCATTCACCTTTACGTTCATGCTTCTGTGATAGAAGTTCGTGGGCTTCTGCTTCTGATTTTCTTCTGTCACTAACAGGGTAGCAAGCATGTACTCTATAGTCTCTGTAAGGTGATCCTGTTTGATACTGTTTGAGTCTGTCCTTAGAGTCAATAGCCATTCCTACCTTTACCCAGCTAGGGAAGGAGGGGCTGTATATAATATACACCTCACCTTCTAAGCTTTGCTCATAGTTAGATAAAGAACTAAACGCCGCGTCTGTAAAGCCTCCGTAATATCCGGGCTTGTGTAGTGGATGTGCTTTTGGGACATACTTACCATTCACATACATTTTTCCTGTGTTAGTCCTTCTGGATGTAGCACGATGACACTCTAAGCACCTGTATTTTTTTTGTCTTTGATTTGACTGAGGCCAGTTTTTATCTGCAACTAACTCTTGGCTACAATCTAAACAAAGTTTAGTGGGTTTCTGCCCAGTTGTTCCCGGCATTATACTCTCCATCCAATGGACATTTAAGATCGAAGTGCAGACCAGCTTCTATGATAGCCTCAACACCCAGCCTACCTACCTCATCAGCTACAGACTCGTCAGCCTCTATCTGCCATTCATCATGTACGTTAGCCACGAAGTTAGCGTCTAGCTTCTTTATCTTTTCATTTAAAATGATCAAAGCTTTCTTCATAACAATAGCACCAGCACTTTGTAGTAGTGTGTTTAGAGCAGCATGTTGGCTGCGGACTGTAAGCTTACGCCCATCTAGCCCTTTGATGTAGCCCTCTTCTGATGCTCTTGCAACTCTATTCTTGAGAGCCGCGAATGCTGGAAGATTATCGAAGAAAGATTGTCTAAGTCTTGAACCAACTGATCTACCTCCCCCAGCCACGCTTCCAAGCTTTTCATCTCCTGCTCCGTATAGGAGGGCATAAATGAATGTCTTCGCCTGATTTCTTGATTCAAGTCCCGCAAGTTTTTGATTAGCGGTATGTATGTCTCCGTTAATGATTTCATTTGTGTAGTCCTCATCGTCCATATAATGTGCAAGCATTCGTAGTTCAAGTCCACTAGCATCTATACCCACCAGCTTCTTACCTTTAGGTACAGTCCACAAAGCTCTACACTCAGAGCCAAAAGGTGAATTAGATGAAGGTACTTGAGCCATGTTGGGTTGTCTGTGTGTCATCCTTCCAGTGATAGCACCATTAGGAATTACAAAGCCATGAACCCTACCATCCTCTTCAACTGCCTCACCCCAAGAGGTGATCTGAGATACACGCTTTTGGTACATCAAGTAAGAGTTAATTAGATCAGCTTCAGGAATTCCCTGCACCTCTGCTAATGTCTTTTCATTTACAATAGGTCTACCATGAATTGTGAACTCAGTAGGCTTCCAGCCAAAGTCTTGTAAGTACTCACCAACCTGCTGCCTTGATGCTAAGTTAAAGTCCTTAGCTCTGCTGCGTATTACAGGGTCACACTTACTCAACTCACCTTCTGCTTTCTCAATCTTCAGGGTCATCAACTCGTACTCTGGCTTAGTCATTCTGACACCAGTACCACTAGCTAACGCACAAGAGTCTGCCATCTTGCTCAACTTTCCTGTCGCTGTGTGGCGAGGGTATAACTTTATCTTAGTTACTTTTGGTTTAAACACATGCTTAACTTTTGCCTCTGTCTTAGCGACCACCGAGCGTAGGTCAGCGAGGAGAAGGTCAGCCTCCATTGCATCGTATAAGAACCCATGTTTCTCTTGCTCCTTTAGGATCAATGCTACTGCGTGTTCAATCTCCAGTGACTCCTTGCTGAAGCCACGGGACTCCTCACGCAAGGCATGGTACACCTTCAGATTAAGTTCTACATCTTGCACACAATAGTCCAACATCTCAGGGGAGAAACCACCTGTAAAATCTTTGAAGTCTATCTTGTTAGAACTTAGCTTATAGCCCCAAGACTTCAGGCCATGACCAGCTTCTCGTACAGGGTCGAACAGTCGAGATAGTACCAATGTATCTACTATCCTTTGTCCTTCTCCAAGTGTCTTGAAGCGTGTCAAGTCTTTTAGTACAGGGATGTCGAAGCCTATGATGTTGTGACCAATTAACTCATCAGCATCTGAAAGTAATTCACACCCTTCATCTATCTGACTAGGCCCATAGGTATAGACTTGCTCAGTGTCTATGTCTTTAGCAACGATGCACCATATCTTGGTGGCGTTAAGGTCATCAGTTTCTATGTCGAATACTAATCTCATTACTCAAACCCCAATGCAATTTCATTGTTGTCTGATGCAGAGTTAGTTAGGTCATCAGTTTCTACTTCAGCTAGCCTGCCTGTCTCATCATCAAACACTAGGGATGTGGCAAGTCCAACGTCACCAGTGTACCTACTCTTGAGTATGCGTACCTTAGTTGTTGATGCCTCCAGTGGGTCATCTGATTGCTGATTCCTTTCAAGTGATATAACACAGTCAGATAACTGAGCAATAGACTGACTGCCCCTGAGGTGTGACAAGCCTGTCTCTATGCCATTCTCGTGTCCCTTGTTACCGTCTACCCTGCGGAGGTGAGATACAAGTATTACACCTGCTCCTGTCTCTTCTACAAGGGTTCTTAGTCGGTGCATGATAGCATCAATTGACCGTCTCTCGTCACCTTCCACCGTAGTGGACACTAACATGTGCAGGTGGTCAATGACTACCCACTTACAGTTGCAACCAACTATCATGAAGCGAAGCTTGCTGAAGATAGAATCAATATCATTCGCACCAAAGTGCGCGTGAATCCATACACGGTTATTGTTCTGACCATCGTACATAACATCAAAGAAGTTATCTAACTCCTCTTCTGTGTACTGATCTCTGATCCTGTCGATGTGTAGTTTAGCGTTGGCTTCAATAGAAAGTATTCCATCTACTGTTCTGTTGAAGGTTTCTTCTAACGCGATCACACCTACGTTATCGTTTGTTGTTTTAATTAACCAGTGCTCAAGCTCTCGCGTAACACTAGACTTGCCTAGTCCCGTGCCACCAGTTAATGTTATCAACTCACCATGCCGTAACCCTTCTAGCTTCTGATTCAAACCGTCCCAAGGGTAAGGGTACGACTGAACCTTCTCTCTGTTCTTATACTTATCACGATTCTCAGTGACACTAAGAACACCAGACGGTGTATAAGTTTTAGCTGCCCAGAAAGCTTGCACATAGTTTCTGTGGTCTTGTCTGTTCAGCATCTCGTTGGCATCTTTGTAGCCTTCAGGTAGCGTCATTACCCTAGCCTTGCTGGGCTTGAGTAAGCTAGCTACACGCTTGGCTGCTTCTCTACCTGCCTTGTCTTCATCGAAGTTGATGATGACTGTATCGAAGCTTTCAAGGTACTCAAGTGATGCTTTCACATCACGCTCTGCACCGTTAGCTCCTGATCTTATACTAACTACAGGCCACTTAGAACCTAGCAGTTCGTATGCAGCCATAGCATCACACTCTCCTTCCACCAAGGTAATGTACTTACCACCCTCTTGGAATAGGTGCTCACCGAATAGTCCTGACTCCTTGATTGCTCCTCTAGTAAAGAAGTTTTCCTTTCCAGTAGCGCCAAGGATTCTTTCCTTGTAGGCTACAATCTCTTTGTCTTTAAGGTAAGGATAGAGGTGCTTCTGAATAGAGCCGTCTGGCCCTGTGATGCAACGTACACCATACTTCTTGGCTGTTGCCTCTGATATACCCCTGTCCCGTAACGCCATGAACTCACCCTCTTCTGCAAAGGTGATTGGCTCGCTTGTAATTAAGTTGATATTAATATCTCCTGTTGGTATGTGACCCGTCAATGCTTCGTACTTTCTACTGCTAAACCTGTCGTTACATGCGAAACAGAACGCACTGCCGTCATCATTGACAGACAATGCGTCACTGCTCCCACACTCAGGACACGGTTGATGGAGTTTCACAAAACTCAATTAACTTACTCCTCTACTATTGATCCTTCAGCCGGTTCACTATCTAGTTCAGTGGATAGCTGTTTGGATAGCTGCAACTCAGCAGCCTGTAACGTCACAAGACGGTGGCTTACTTCACCCACCTCCTGTCTTATGTTAATCACATGGCCTACGATAGCCTTAGCTGTTTCAGATAGGTCATCTAGATTGTATTCATTACCATCTACAGTGACTGTCTGCTGCTCTTCACTCATGTTATCTCCTTTAAAATGCTAGTGATTCTACACTGGTAGGTGCTGCTGCTTCGCCTCTCTCAATTAGGTTGAGGATTTGCACAGCCTGTAGTTGAGGGCGAATGATCTTGGTCATTTGACCATACTCTTTTCTTGCCCACTGTACTGCAATGGTGGAGCCGTTACCTATGGAAGCAGTCGAAGGATTCTTATCCTTGTCTACCACAATAGGTGGAGCAATTTGAGAGCCATCATTGTTGTGCGCCCAAGTTGCAAACTTAATCACCGGGTCGGGTGTATAGTTTTTCTTTCCAGCCGCGTACAGAAAAGAGTCAGAGAATCCTGCTTCCTTGAACATTTCAAATACATCATCTGATACAGCTAACTGCAACTCATACCAAGACTTGACTTTATTATAGTCAAGGTTGGGTACTACGAGGTGTGGGAAGTAGACCTGCCCTTCTATAATGTTAGGTGGGTTCATACTTTATCTCCGTTGTTGTTTAAAGTTTGGTTATAATACTCCTTCAGGAAGGGGATGTACACATCTTTTTGCACATCAATATCAATTCCTTCTGAGATTTCTACGGCGTGTTCATCCTTACCGTAGTAACCTAGAAGTAATCCTGTGATTGCACATTTGTTTTCGTACAAGATGCCCATGTATGAGGAAGCGTTGAACTTAGCGTATTGATCTTCACTCATCTGATACTTACTCATTCGATACTTCCCTCCACTAAACTATCTAAGAAGTCACTGAACAGGTTGGATAAATCACTGTCATCTATCCGCCTGTTGTCTGTTTCACTACACTTATCGTGAACAAATGAAATGAATTTACTTTTGGTTGACCCCAAAGGTAAGACAGCGTTGATGCGTAAGGCCCATAGCTGCGCCCACCAATCATCAATCTCTGCCTCAAACTCACCTCTCCATTCATCTGGATCTATGGCACTCATCTTAGCTCCTGTCGTGTTCGTTATTTAATTCTTCTTTACACACTGCTAGGTATATCTCAAGGAATGATAGCACGTATTCCCCATGCTTGAGAAGTAATTGAAGTGCCTCTTCTTGTACACTCTCACCAGCAGGTTCATCCATAAGATAGACCTGCGAATACTTTAGTACATGATTAGACACATCAATTATATTCTGCATGATTAAGCTACCGCTAGTAGTGCGCCAGCCGTCAGACGTATTGAGTCTTCACGCTTGGCCTTGATTGATAGGATGCTACCTTCCGCTGTCTTCTTAGCAGCAGGTGCATGTGTGCTCCAGTGTGTCATGGTGTTGTATACGGCCCAGTGTGTCGATCCTAGAGACTTTTGATCGTCAGTGGTGTATTGGTTCCACATGTACTGTAGCGCCCTGTTACGGTACACCTCAGGCTCTACCATGAGGTCATACACAGACATGTTAGGCTTGGCTAGTACAAACTTGCACTTAGCAGCCATTGCAAATACATCGAAGGCTTCACGGTTGGTGATGCTGTTCTTATTCCACTCCTTCCAACGCTCTGCCTCATGTTGATAGCTGTTCAATGCAGCAGCCAACTTACGCTGTGCATGTTCAGTTGACATGGTGAGTGTGTGCTTGGACTTGTACATGCTGAAGTTATCTACAAACACTTGACCGTTTGTGCATACCATACGTACTGCACCTATCTGTAATACAACACTCCAAGTACCATTGAATGAGGTGCGACCATTGATTTGGAATATACTCTCGTCACCCTTGGCAGTCTCTATGGTATACTCAGGCAAAGTCAGTGTCATAGTACCCAACGCACCATCAGGTGACATCATTGAGTCAACCTTAGCACCAGCACAGTTGATACCTGAAGCCTTGCAGATATTAACCATAGCCTTGTAGATGTCTCCATACTGAGCACCTTCAAACTTGTAGCTTGGCTTAACAACAAACATAGGCGGGGTCATGTCTGAACCAACAACATGTAACCCTCTACGTGTTGTATCAAGTGCAGGGGAACCATTGGTACTGGTGTAGTACATAGGTCTGGCCTCGATAACAGTGTTAACAATATCAGGCGGATCAAGTAGATCTAGTGGATGATCATTAACTAATTCACTTAGGGGTACAACATTTGGCTTGTTATCGTTTAGATATATTATGTTAGATGTATTCATCTTTTTCTCTTTGGTTTTAAATTATTTATTTTAATGCTGTCTCTTTATTTACAATAGAGGGTAGCATATTTGTTTATGGTTGTCAAAATTATTCACTAGGTTAATCAAGCCAGAGTGGAGACTTCCTAATGGTACGTTGCACCTTAGAATAACTAGCCCCCAAGGTGTCAGCTATTGACTGTATGGTGTAACCCTCCCTCCTCATCTTGATCATCTCAATATTTTCAGATGTTACGAGTCCTGCCAATGGATGGTTCCTGTAAGGGATAATCTTATCTAGGTTACCCTGACACTGAATAGCTTGATAGAATGTATCAGTCATGCTTCATCACCTCAGTCATCCCATGCCAATCGTTAATGGTAAACACACTACCACGGGTGTGATGAGGGACATACCAAGACCGCCTGCCCATATGAACTGCAAGATAGGAGCGACCATACTTGATACCATAACGCTTCTTAAACTTCCTTAGACGATAGATCATCAGTGAAACTCCAGTTATTTAATTACCATAAAGCAGTAACCTTCAGGCACCTTGTACATTGTGTACTTTCCACGAAGGTAAATATTAGCAGACGCACCTACTCTTGAGTGGTCTTTCCTTTCAACAAACATCCAATCACCACGGCGCATACTTCCGAACAACTCTCTCCATACAGAGCGAGGTTGTGTGGTACGTGATGGTGCTTCACTTGACTGAACTTTTAAATATGCTACTCTTTTCATTATACTTCCTCACTTAATTCAATTTGCCATGCTTCTATTTCATTTAACTTAGCAGTGTTGATAGCCTTATCTACTATTAATACTGCATCCTCTCTGCTGGAGGCATTCACAAAGAACCTCACCTCCACCATAAACTCCTGCTCTTCAGCGTCAGCCCAATGCTTGTCAATTAAAACAGCATCACTTAGCTCACGCAGCCTATCTATATCACTCACCCTATCTTCTCCTTTATTAAGATTTAAAGTTGGATCAATATTTTTAAACAAACCTTCACCGATTATTTCATTTAACTCATTAAACAAATCAGACATACATTTTCCTTTTAGTTACATTGATAGGCATTATTCTCCTCGACAGTCTACTGTTATTTTAATTGGTGGGTTTCGCATCTGGCTAAGTCTGAATGCCTCTGCCATTACATCTTGGCTAGTAGCATGGCAACTTATTAAGATACCGTCATCAGTTATAGACCAGCCCTTAGAGCCAGCCTTCTCTACTAATAGTTCACGCTCCATAGTCATTCCTATGTTATATAAATTTGGAGAGGAAGGAGGGAATCGAACCCTCGTAAATGGAGTTGCAGTCCATTACATAAGCCACTCTGTCACTTCCTCATAGGTGAGCAGTTTAACAACATACTCAGGTTGCGAGGGTTCTATGCTGCTTGAGCCAAAGGTATAAGGTTCACATCTACAACAAAACCATTGTCGTTCTCTTTGGCTGGGCCTTTCTCTGTTAGACCCACAACCACCTTACCTGCCTTGACATTGAACAGGTCAGATTGATCACCATCTATAACCTTACGCCCCATAAACTCTGTGGGCATCTTGCCTCTGAACACCACAGCCATAGGTACATCAGACTCCATCCCTATAGCTACCTGCTTACGGTACTGTGGCCTACCACTATATGAGAACATCAACTTGTAATTAGAGGGTGTTTTGCCTAGACGTATGGCCCGTTTGGTATAGTCATAGAAGAACAGATCAGGAAAATCCTGAGGTATGCTATGATCTTCCCACGGTATATCAGATAGCACATTGAGCCTGACCACACCCTGCACACCCTGCTTTGCACATAACTTAGTGAAGTTAGTTAACTCCCTTCGCAATTGTACTAAGAATCCTTCCTGATCAGAATGCCAGTAGTCGGTCTTTGCTTGTCTTGCCTCATTTACAGAGTCATACACCGCAGCCAGTCCTGCCTCTTTTAAACAGAAATCCATGCACCCAGCAGCCTTAGCCCCAGCACATAGAATATTATCAGGCATCATTGATAGTTGTGCCATACGCACCGCACCTTTGCTTTTCTTGCCTGTCTTTGCCACCTTAGTGTTACCACTTTTCTTGGCTGTATCTAATAACTTACCCATGCGCTTGTCTCCATTCAACTCTGCGTACACGTTCCTCTTCACACCTTTGAAACAATCTACCTGCCCTAGCACGGATACACTCTTGGCTAAACTCCAATAGCTGTGAGTCCGATACTGCCTTTAATTTTGTGAGCACTTCACTAGTCATACGCTACCCTCGTATCTTATTTAGAAAACATATTCAGACCCACCCTCAGATGGGCCTAGTATATTGTCTAATCTTGCGCCCTCTTATCTGCCTGTACTTTTAGCCAGTAGTGCTTTTTTATCTCCTGATCTATTTTCAACGGTGCTACTCGCATGGCGTTACGTCTCCGTGCTTTTAACCTCGCAGCGTTAGTGTTCCGCTGTACTCTTTTTGCTTGCTTCAATGTCATAGTTTTACCCTATGTTGGTTTAAGATTTTGCCCTTATAGATAGTATCGGTTTTGTTTTAGTTACGCTGCCTTGTGTGCTGCTTCGTGTGCTGCTAACTCTGCCTCAATTATTGCCGCCAGCCTATCGTTAAAGGTATTCCTTCTTGCCTTACCTTCTTCTACTGACTTACCCCAGCCAGCCATCATTGCTTTTGCTTTTAGGAGTAGATCCATATCTGGCTTTGCTACCCCAACTTTGTCGAAATCATACCAGTTGCTTTCTACTTCTTTAACTTCAATTGCGCCCTTTCCAATTTTCTTAACTACAAATCCGACCCCATCCTTAACTGGCGTGAATTTTACGTTTGCATGTTCCTTAATAAACTCTTTCAAAGTTTGCGAACGGATACTTTTCATTTTGATACTAGCGTTAACTAGCATCTCAATGCGTGAAGTATCGCCATGCTGTCCATAAGTCTCAATAGCAGACACGGCCAAAGCTTGCACGTTATCGCGCATTGTTGACTCATTAGCTACCACGTTATCTAACATCATTTTGAAATATACAGTTTTCATAATTTACCCTTCGATTTTTAAATTTTAATTTTGATTCTTTCCGATACTATCTATAAGAACAAAAAAACCCCACGAATTATAAGACAATCGCTTAACCTAATAGGCTTTGCGATTACCCGATAACTCGATGGGGTTATTGTTCAAATAATTTTAACTAGTTGCCATCCTAATACTATGGGGATGCCATATTCACAAACCAAACGCTGACCGCTTGGCAATCTCTAATACTTTCGCATGGATCTATTTTAATTTGTAGTGCTTGCGCTTTTGACTGTTTGATCAATCACTCGTTAACAAAATCTAAAACTCAGATTTTGAACATATAGCTAATGCTAGTTTTTTCGCATAGGTAAACCTAGTGGCGTGTCGCTTGTTACTCTCGAATTGCTCGTTAAAACAAAACGAGAGAATCAAAAAACTACTAACGCAAGTTACAAAAAATTGTGCCGTTCTCTCTAAAGATACCTATCAATTTCAAATTAGAGTGCATGGGGTTTTGCCGTCTCCGCGATTGTTAACTTAAAATCAGTTCCCGCTCTAATTGTACGTTTCTTGTACCTGATCAAATTTTGCCAGTTTTTTACGGGGAGAGCTTAATCAAACTTGCGCCCCGACCGCCATACTTCGTGGCGATGGGAGAACGTTATAGAATCTTATTTAAAATAGCAAACATTTGTAACTATCAATAAATGATATTCGATAGATAAAATCAATTGGACATAGGAAAGTACTGTATAGATGTACAGTAAATAGTGGTATGCAACTAACATGCCAAGTGCTATTTTCACTTTTTCTCCACTATTGGAAGGCGTACAGGAAGGCATCAAAACGTGGATCTAAGGTAGGGTTTAGGAAACAGATAGCACACTGTCAGTAAATATATGGGGGTTTAGATGGGAGTATTGGAAGGATTAGAATATGTATATATGTACAGTACTGGATAGATTTACAGTAGTTTAAATCTTTGGAATTGTTGAGTATTTGGAATATATAACTAACATTGGCACGCTATTTGCATGTATTTTAAATATTGTAAATCTATTCCTATTGGGAATATTTAAAAGTCCGGTATGGAATAGGTACAAATTCCAAATATTTAAAATATTGTAAATAAGAATCTTTCTCATTTGCAAATGGTAGTGCTAATCTTAATCGTATTGTAAATAAGAATCGTTTGCATTCGCATTTGCATTTGAGAATATTAACAATATTGAGAATAAGAATGATTCGCATTCGCATTGGATGGGCCGGGCAGGTGGCCATGGGGGTAGGGGGTGGTAGTAATACAATCATCTACATTTTGCACTATTTTAAAATTGTAAAGCTTACCACCCAATACTTATAAATATTCAGAATATTGCGCTCACCTT